GCCAACGGAATAAGTATCCGCCCTTGACTCCCCCACAGGCATTTACTGGCCCGATCATCCCTTAATGGGGTGACCACCACCCAGCTTTGATGTTGACGTGCTGGGGACGTCCTGAACGTTCCAAGTGCTTCTCATCTTGGCCCATGGGTGGCGCCCACGGGGAAGGGCCACGACTTGCGTCGTGGTCCATGTTGGTGTGATAACAGGGTATTTCTGGGATATGACTATCCCAGGTGCCCCTTAAATCACCACTCTCCAACTTAAGTAAACACTTGAGTAGGGCACCAGTACCCCCCAGTTCATCGCTGGGGGCTTTTGCCATCACTACATAGCCTCGAACTTGGGGGCTATGATGGTCTGGGTGCATTCTCTCGGCTTGATAACCGAGGAATGAGACCCTGCCCAATACAGGAGACGTTGGCTCAACATCAGGATAGATTCTTAGAATCTTCCTGAGTTGATTATCCAACCAACGGACGGTATTCCAGTAACCACTTGTGTAAAGTTGGTTCCGGAATGCCACCGTTGAGATGACTCCTGCAACGTCAGCTGTCGTGGAAGGTAACGCTTGCCTGACCCGGACGATACTTACGTCCTGGCCATTAAAGTATTCCTTCCCACAAGACTCTCTGAACTTTCCAGTCCAGAAAGACTTGTCCACACCAACCCGAGCACCGAAATGCTCGAGCGTGTGTACGACAGACGACACTGATTCTACGGGAACGATCAAATCGTCACCGTAGACACGCACCGATTTCGCAAGCAACTTAATATGCTTGCGAGTCAGTGTAACGTTGAGCGATCTCTGTATTCCCACGAAGATCAAGGTCGTAAAGACCAAGGCTTCAATAGGAAAACAGAGCGCTGAACCCATAGACGCGTACTTGGACAAACGGATCACTCCGTAGCCAGGTACCTCAGCCCGTCGAGACCTAGCTGCATCAACAGCCCCACTCAAATGGGGCCACTGACTAAGCATGGCCTTAACGAGCTGATTGGAAACACGATCGGATGCATCGCTCAAATCGAGCGTTGCGGTTTTCCCATCAAGGGAACCTTGACGAGCAAGTTCCTGGTTAGGAACCTGATCATCAAAACCGATCAACTTCTTGAGGAGTTCATCCCTCGCGAAGTTATCGAGAAAACTGCGGTAGATCCCTTGCTGCACATACTGCATGCAAGCAGGTTCCATCGCAATCACTCGAGGTGTTTTCAACGTCTTAGGGACAAGAACTACCTTCACGGGTAGCTCTTCCCCAGGTTCGAGGATGTTCACCTTATCCAAGTCGGCCGAAAAACGACCGTTCGGAATAAGGTACTCGTAGGAGGGAAAATACTCCTCGAGTCGCCTAGTCCAGGATTGCATCTCATACTTTCCATTACTGGAAAGATGATCTGCTGTAGATCCAGGACCATGCTTTGGTAAGATCCTACCGTAATAGACATCTCTGTCCATCGCGGAAAAGAGCTCACTATAAAGCAAGTTTGACATGGAACGAAATTCACTGATATCTCTATCAGTAAATTCCATATCAAACTGACGGACATCCTGCTCACACTCGATATAGTTCTGTATCGCTTTAAGATCCCTTGCACGTGTGCAGGGGAGCTCAATTTTGCCAAACATCAGTGTTAACTGACGCAAGGCAAGTATTGAGTCGATACATGGCTCATCGAGCAACGTGCCACTGTTCCGGTCGAACACACGGTTGAGGAAACCTTGTAGAAATACAGGGAAACCTCTTCTTCCTGTTTTAAAGGAAGAATCGATACCGACATGGCCCTGGTCAATCCATTTTTGGATGGATTTTCCATAGCCAGGTAGGGTTATCGTTAAAAACGATAACCCCTCATGTTCGATCCGCCCAGAGACGGTTTTAACATCTCTGGTGGCGCTAGTGTAACATCGGGTGGCGGATTCCTCCGCCACCTGGGACCAGAGTGACATTAGGCTTTTCATCAGCCCTCCTATATAGGGGGTAACTGAATCCTTAGCCTATGTTGCTTGAGAGACGGAAGGACAGGATTTATCACCCTGCCCTACGCTAACTAGCGTACTCCGACCGTCTCACCACCGAGATGCCTAGATAGGCAGACAGCAGATCCTACCCTTTTGAGGGGGTAGTTTCTATGGACATGACCCCAGGGTAGGGGCCATTTCCTCTTTTCTCCACTCCTTCAGGACGTTGTCCTTTAGGTGGAGATGGATCACTGCCTTAACAACTGCAGGGGGTAAACCCGCGCGTTGGCTGTCAAGCCACGCACGGGCATCCCGTGCAGTAGCATCCTCAGGGATATACAGCAAAGCTAGAACCCTCAGTTTCTCAACTGAGTAGTAATAGTTCGCTGCTTCCTTAAGGATTGCCTCGTTAAGAGTCAATAATTCACCTCCAGGAGACAGAGGAAGGGACACTAGATGTGCCAAAGGTACTTTCTAAATTAATAGAAAATACCATGAATGGCATCACCTAGTATCTCGTTAATAGAAACGTGAGCAATGTCAAGGGCAACGACCATAAGAAGAATAACTTTATAGTTAATCTTCAAAAAGATCGTTAATCCCTCATCACTGCGCACAGATCTGTTGTCCGAAAAACGCGCAATGGCTTTGTCCAATCGTCCTTCCGGACGATCTTTCAAAGACCGAGGCGTGTTCTCCGACTCGATTACGACTCACCACCAAGAAGTTTGGTGATGAGCGCATCCGACGTCGCCGAGTACATGGCCTTAAAGCCAGTGTACACGGCAAGCTGTTCCGCAGTTGTGTACCCTCCCACCGGAACGTCAAAGATGAGGTAGTGTGACATCCTCACCTTCACGTTTTCCGACGGGCGGAACGCATCTGGGGCCAGCTTGGAGTGGTCGATCCTCAGCAGTCGACGGTGCCGTTGTTCACGACCTTCGTCGTGCGACGCCGTCACTGTGATTAGGCCATCCCCACTTGTGTACTGTGACTCGTCCCCCTCCACGCTTACGCGCGGAAGCGAACTTGTCGCAGCACTGATGGTGATGGACAATGGATCGGCAAACGACATAGGCATCACTCCTAGGGCCTGGGTCTCAGACCCCTATTGGCTCAACACAGACAAACACTCACAACCGCTTCTGGTTAGACAAACCAAGAGCGGCTGTGATGGCCCATTGACGGGGACTAAAAGCGTCCCAGTTAAGGCCGAACCCAAAAGGTGTTGCCACCTCGCGTTGCTTAGTTTCCACGTAAGCAACAACGGGCGAGCCAATGATGTTGGGAGTAAACATCTTCCCTCCATCAATCTGGAAATATGTGTTCGAAGCGGAACTATGTTCCATTACGTAACCATATTTCAACACCAAACCGTCTGTGGACCAATCCGAGAGATTCGAAATGACATCTCCCGCATTGGAAAACCAGTCAACGGCCCAACTCCATGGCATTGCATTCCAAAGAACCTCAGGAGTTAAGTCAGTGCCCAAAAGGACATTGGCTTTAGCACTTAGCCTTTCCATTGCATTCCGGCTTTTAAAGCCGGTAGGCAAATGGTAGGTAAATGCACCTGAAAACCAAACCTTCTTGGTTTGGACGGATCTTTGGTACAATACCGCAGGAGGCTTCAGAGGGTCCCGTAACGCAGGGGAATTACTTCCGCTAAGGACTGCAAAGTCCGTAGCGGCTCCCTGCACGGTAGTCTCTGAATAGGACTCAGGAAATTCATAACGTCGTCGAACGATGGACCCAGAACCCTCCTCATATGCCTTTAAAATGGCATGAGAAGAGGCGACTGCTTCGCATATACTGCGAACGTCACTGACCATCGGCTTCCAGCCAAACTCCTGGTTGAGGTATTCATCTCCGATCTCACGACCGGTAAATGCTTTCCTCTCCCAGAAGGCTGAACCCGCCAGTTTGGGTAAACCCTCACTGTAGAGCTCAGCAATAGCTGTAGCAACATCGGCGACTGAGTTCGTAGGCTTACACCTGGCAATTGCCTCAGTTCCCATAGCCAAAAGCGCAGATTTTGAGCTTTTGGCACTACTGGGAATGATGGCACTGCTAGGAGAACACGCAAGGACAGGACCGATATATTCGGCCTCTGACCAGTATTGCGAGTTCTGGTCCCACTGGATACTACCAGTGAGCCGACGACGGGTGGGATTAACCACTCGAATGCCGGACTTTTCTGTAAAGAAAGGACCACCTACGTCTCCTGGACTGGAAGGTTTATTTCGCCTCCCATTCCAGTTATGGTTTTCGGAAACAGTAATCTGTTTCCCCTTCTTGTCCGGGGCAAGTTCAACTTGACGCCTTGTCTGTGAAACATACAACTCTTTCACAGAGGACGTCTTGCGACGAACCCACGTACTAAGCGTCGCAGATCCCAATTGTGAATCGGAATCTGCTATGTAACGCTTACGGGTCGGCATGACCCGAAGAAGGCTGAGAACAACGGTTAGGTCCCAGAGGGTACCCTCCCTCCAATTAGGTCCAACACCACGACAATTAAGTCGTGACATAGGACTTTAGTGTTTGCACTGCGCCGGGGGCCCCGCAAGGGG